GCTTGATCTCTAAAATCTCCTGATCCTTTAACATCGTACAAGTCAGGCATAATGTCATTACCATCATCATCTTTACCCATTTTACGAGGGTGAGCGATTAAAAACACGTGTACATTATGAGTTTGACAAAACATAGTAATATCACTAAGTAGGTCACTTATTTGCGCTGTGCTTTCTCTATTATCCATTTTAACCTTATTAAAGGCATCAACTACAAAGATGTTACAACCGTATTTAAAACATTGCTCTTTCCATCTTTCAAAAATCCAAGCCCATCCAGGAGTAACACCTCCATCAGGCATAGTTAAGTATATCTTATCACTTGACCACTTAATATACTCACCTACCTCAGCCCTATTCATTCTATCATCAAATTTAGACTTAGCAAAGTGTTTACCTACTACCTTTTCTGCCATTATCTCATGATGTTTCTTTAAAGGAAAGTGCTCAGGTGAATAGTAAGAAGTTTTTAAATGATTGTTATCTCTTATTAAACATAAAATATACCACTCAATAAAATTAGACTTTCCTGATGATGGTACACCCGTAACAACTGTTAATTGACCTAACAATATAGAAAACATATCGTTAAAGTTATTCCAATTAGATCCTTTAGGTTTTAAAGTTTCACTATCTCCATTATCGTAAAGGTCGTATATATCTTCGGCTACGTCTTGAGCTGTAAAAGTTCCCTCTACTGGATAGTCTATAGGATTATTTAAACAGTCATGTAAACTAAAAATAGAATGTTTTAACTCATCATTAGCATCTTTACCGTTTACAAATTCAATTTTAGAGCATTTGTATTTACCTAGTCTAGTTATTAAAGCGTTTTCTAACTTTTGCCCAGCTTCATCATTATCTACAGCTATGTAATATTTTTCAATTGCTTTTAATTCATTTTCGCAATTTTCAAAAACATCATTTAAATCATTAGCTCCATTCGGTACACTAATACAGTTTTTAAAACCAGCCTCATATAAAGCAAGTTTATCCATCTCACCCTCTACAATAAAACATTCCTTTTCTCCTTCAATATCATTAATACCGTAAAAAACTTTCTTAGCATTTTTACACTGAGCAAAATCTTTTGTAGATGATCTAAACTTCTTATTTAAAAGAGTTACACCGTAGAAATAATTGAATACAATATTATTAACTTCTTTACCTAATCTAGGTTGGTAGAACTTTTCCTCTGTTATTCTACACTCAATAAGCGTTTTTTGGCTAATTCCACGCTCTTTAAAGAACTTTACCACTCTATCTGATAGGTTGGTATGGTTAGACCATTTTTGAGGCGGCAAATCGTAGCTAATTTTGTTGCGTTTTTTATCTCTTATAGAAATATCATCACAATTCCAGCACTTAGCTACTCCAGTTTCTACATTTACGCTTAAACATTTATCTGTTTTCTTTTTTCTAGTATGGCTACAACTAGGGCAAAGTGTTTGTACTTCTCCATTTGCTTTTGGCTTTTTACCTGATAGATCAATTTTATTCCATTCAATCATTTTAAGTTCATTATTTGAGTTGTGTTTTTATTCCAGTGTGATAAAGCAAATTTCTTAAAACTATTTTTAACATGCTTTAAATCTGTTAACTTTATTTTATACTTATCACAATAGAATTTATAATTGATCAACTTTTGACCTAAATCTCTATGTAAATCATTCAACTCTAAAAAAGTCCATTTACCAGTTAACTCTTGAAATAAGTTTCTTATAAAAACCTCATCTTTTTTAATTAAATTTTCATAATCAGGAAAAGAAGAAATAAATTTAATAGTATTATCTTCTCTTATCTTATCTTCTATTATATTCTCTTCTATTCTCTTATGGTTATGATTAGCTTTTATGTTAGGTTTAGTTTCGGTTTCGTTTAGCTTTCTTTTAGGTTTTATTTCGGTTTTTATTTTCTTCGGTCTACCACCTTTAGAGCCGTTTATTTTCTTTGCTTCCCACGATTCCATAACCTCACTTAAAGCTGGAGAACTAAACTTACCTTTTGACTCAACAAGTAGCCCAAATTTAACACAATCGGAGTACCAATTAATAAATTTCTCAGGATCTTTACAACCTATCAAATCTGCTAACATTAGTAAGTCAAATTCAGTATTATCATACTCATAATTTTCTGAATCTCTTAACATTTCTACCACATCCCAATAAACACCTTTGCCCCAATGATTGTATATATGTGCTATTTTACGCATCTTTAAACCTCTTCCAGCTGTAGAATCATGTCTAAACCAATAACTATCTTTACTCATATTATTTACACTAATTAGTTTACTTGTTAAATAAATTTTTTTACCCTAATCCTAAGCTTTTTAAAATACTAACCTCTTCGGGTTTAAATAATTTAGTTTTCATTCTACTATAAAAAGTTTTCTTACTAACATTTAGCTTTTCAATTATGAAGCTTTTCTTTAGTCCTTTGCTTTTTATTTGATTTTCAATATCTTTTATTTCAATCATAACTCTAATTTACACTATTTAGTTTACTTAAAAAAATTATTCCTCTTCTATTCTAAAATAAAATATATTCTCTAGTTTTTCTTTCAGCTGGTTAAACTCTAATACTGTTACCTCATCATTTATATCTAAATAACCTTTTACTTTTCTCTTGTAGTGTATTAAAGTGGTACGATCCTTTTTTAATAGCCTACTAGCATCCTCCTGGATAGCTCCATATACCTCAGTAGCAAAATAACTATACATAGCACGAGCATTTATTAAAGGTTGCTTTCTTGAGTCGCTTACAACCTCTTTAATATCTACCTTGTAATAATCACAAACTAATCTGAGAAGCTTTTCTAAAGTAAAAGAGCTGGTATCTTCATAATCTCCTAACATCTCCTCAACCATTGGAAAGCTTAACCCCTTTACACCCATTCTAAAGGCTATTAATAAATCTTTTTTAGTGTACATCTTCTAATTCTTTTAACTGTTCTACATTGTACCATCTTAAAGCTTTATCATAAATTGTTATAATATCATTTATAAGCTTCTTTGTTTCAATATCTCCAATCTCTAAAAGGTTTTTAATCTTATTTTTATTGTGTAGTACTGTTGCATGATGCTTTTTAACACTATGAGCTATTCTAGTAAGTGGTAAGCTAGTCATTAAACAAGCTAAGTATAAATAAGCACTTCTAGCCGTAGATACATTTAACAGTCTATTCTCTTTAGATATTTCATCAATGCTAACACCAGTATAAATAGCTACAGCATCACCTAACATCTTTAACTTATCCTCGTTAAATGGTATGTCTTTTTCACTTCTCAGGGTAGCTATGGACTCTCTTAATGAAAGTCCTTTTTTAGCTAGTGAGTGAATCTTATATAGATCGGTTTCGTTATATTTCATTTTAATAGGTTTAATTGGTTTTCTAATTCGTTATAACAATCTGTTAATATTCTTTGCATAGTCATTGATGCGGTTTTAACCTCACTACTTACAGCCTCTTCAATGTTTAAAGTACTTCCGTACTCACCTAAATTTTGTGCAAATATCATTAAATGAGTTTCAATCTTTTCTATTTCCTGTTGCTTATTCATAATTTTATTTATTTACAAGTTTACAAACCTCAGTCATTACATCCATCTGATGCAATCTAATCTGAGCCTCTTTAGTCCAATAATCTCTACTTTCATCACTTACAGATGTATCTCTATTTTCTGCAGCTTCATGGAATAAGTCTTGATACTTTTTAGTTAAGTCTAATACCCCTATTAGTAATTTTGTTTGCTCATTCATTTTAATTTAGTTTTAAGTGTTTCTAAAAATTGGTTTTTGTTTTTTTCGTTATAATACTCATTAAGTATAAAAGCTATGCTACCAGCTAACTCATTTACTTCTAAGTTTGGATCTACTGAATCAATAGCCTCAATTAATTCTTTTGTTAGTGTTAAATTCATGTCTTTTCGTTTAGTGATACGTAAATGTAATAATAACTTTTTAATATTAAGCTACCGAAACACAAAAAAACCCTATAAAATTAATTACAAGGCTTGTTTAGAATGATTCTAAATAGTGTTATAGTGCTACAATACTAAACTCTATTCTAGGATTTAACTTATCTAAATGCTTGTAAGCGTTAATCTCTAAACATTTGTTATCGTTTTTAATAGCTTTAGCTTTTTGTAAACAATCCAGGACCACCTTTAAACTATTATCTAAATCAGGCCGCCTAGAATCGTAAAACACATCAATAATAAATTTAAAGTTACCCTCTATTATTTCGTAATTGTATTGCAGCATCTGATCTAAAAAACTTTTTTCATAATCATATAGCTTTTTTTGCTTACCTAATCCACATCTATTACCTAGTCTAATAACTTTGTAGCAATTACTTTTAGATGGTGTATTACCCGTTATTATGAACTTTTGACTCATTACGCTCCATTTTTAAAGTGCTAATATCCTGTTGTATACTGTTCATAGTATCTCTTAAACTATCGTACTGGCTTTTAAACTTTCTATACATAGATTCTTTTTGACCCTCATCTACTCTAAACTTATACGCTTTTATTTCTACGTTTAACTCAGCTTTACCTAAAGTACTTCCAGCTTCAACACATTTTAACATTTCCTCAGCATGGTGTCGTTTTCTAAAAGCATAAGCATTATTATAATCCTCTAAAGCCTCAGCTAACACAACACTAAAACGGTACATATAACCGCTTAACTTTCTTTTAGCTACTATAAGCCTATTAATATCCTTAAAGTCTGAATCTAAAGAAGAATAGAGGGCTAAAACACCCTCTAAACCTTTAGTTAACTCTTCTAAATCTTTACTATCCATAATTAAAACGGTAAACTATCATCTTGTGAACCTATTCCAGTACTAATAGCGTCCTCCATAAAGTTTTTCTCTATTCCACCTTTAACACCTGATGAAGTATTAGCGCTTTCTTTTTGGATAAACCAAGCATCAAGACTGTTAAAGTATCTATCCTTTCCAGTTTTTGGATCATTCCAGGCTCTACCTCTTAGATTAAACTTTACTAATAGTCTATCGCCTACTTTAACACCGTTTAATTTATCACAGTTATCCTGAGTTAATTGCATTGCTATATCCTGAGGGTACTGGCTAGAGTCATCAGTAATAACAAACTCTCTTTTTTTAAACTTGTCGCTTATTACAGCTGTTTCGCTTACTACTTTTACACTTCCTTTTAATTCGTACATTTTACTTAAAGTTTATATTGTCAAACTGTTGGTCAAGGTCAGTTGATACCTTATTTTCTAGTAAATAACTTATTATTTCTTGAGCTCTGTCATAAGTTAATCCACCTATATTATTAAAAAACTCCTTTTCTAATTCATGTAGCTCATCGACATCAATAGCATAGAAATTACTATTATTATCTAGTAAATCATCTAGCTTATCTTGTTGTTTAGGAGTTATATACTCTACGTTGTTGTCATAGCTCATAACTTACTTTTTATTTAGTTTATCTCTAATATCCTCTAGCTCTTTTCTTTGCTGAGGTTTATTAAACTTAAAAGTACTAAGAACTTTATTAATCTGATCAAGATTACATCCTTTAGCTTTCTCAAACTTATCATCAGTCATTAACTGTTTAACTGGTTTAGTAGCTACTTGTGCACCTGTTGCATCAGCATCTACATCAGTAACTAAACCTAATATTGAGCTTAAAGAATATCTTCTATAGTAAGTAATTGCACTACCTACTACTTGAAATTTATTCATACCTTTTAATATTACATCATCAGGTACATCTACAGAACTCTCAATAGTAGCTCCACTTTCACAATGAAAAACTACAGTGTTAATACAGTTACCATTTAAAAGCTGTGTAAAACCTAAACCATGTTTTTTTAATAATGGGTTAATAGTTGTTAATATTGTAGGTAAGTCAGCATAAGAGTAGCCATACCCTTTAGTGCCTTTGTGTATTGTTGGTACTTCCTGTTGAAAAGCTGCTAAGGCTTTGTAAAGTTCTATTTTTGTTTCCATGTTCCTGTTTTTGTTTTAATTATTAATTCTGCTGTACTGTCAAAGTCCTGGATAGCTTGTAATAGTTTTGTAGCCGTTCCACATACACTACGCTTCTCTTGAAAGATTACTACGTTATTATGTTTATTACTTAGCTTTTTAGATGTTCTAATGCTATCCGCTAACTCTTCATTGCTTTTCTTAGTTTGAGCGTGTAAAAACGCTCCTAAGTCATTTGTTGGTTTACTCATTGTTTTTGTTTTAATTTAACTCTTTAAATTCTTCGTATGCAATATCAGCAATATTAATTCCTGTAAAAGCCTCGTATCTATCAACTAAGTCAGTTACTATATTACCCTCTTCATCTGTAATATCGCTAGTTATTTGGTAATCCTCATCAGCTGGAGTATAATAATCTCCGCTATCATAAGAATACTCAATCATACAAGTAAAAAACTTGATTCCATTTTCACCTAATGAAAACGTTACTTCTCTTTCTACTGTTCCAAAATTTGCCATAATATATAGTGATTTAGTGGTTGTGTCTTACAAATATAGTAATAAAATGTTAATACTACTACAAAAAATTAATTTTTATTTTTAGATCGTGTGGAGCTGGTTCTTTACCTCCAAAGTAAGGGTATAACCTTTTACCAAACCAATAACCATTTTTAGCTTTTAACTTCAATCTAATGTTTTGACCTATGCAAATTTTACATATTTGTTTTTCGTGTCTATTACCTTTAACATAAAAGTATTCAAAAATAAAAACCCTATCTAAGTCCTCGTTATACCTCCAGCCTAATCTATGGCTGTTGTTATGGTGATTCATAGAACCAAAACCAAAGAGCTTATTAATTTGTGTTTCTAACTGGTAACTACCATCATATCTACAGCTAGGTGTGAATACAACATCAGCAACCATACTGCGCTTATATATAAACGGTCTAAATCTAAAACCTGAGTAATGGCACCCTTTTTTTATTTTAAACGTATTAAATCGCTTCATTTGTCTTTATCGGTTAACTCTTTAAGCCATCCGTAAACTGGTATAACCATCATTAAAAGTACAGCTACTAATAAAAATAGAATTACTAATACTGTTGTAATGTCTGCAATTACTTCTAAGTCTGTAATGTAGTAAGCTAAAAAACCTAAAAATATTATTGAAATACTACCGTAAATAATTGTTAATTTTTTCATAATGATACTACATTTAAAAGTTCATCTAATTGCTTAATAACTGCCATAGCTTCTATTTTAGTGTCATAATTAATATAAAGACCGCCATAGCTATCATCTTCATTTATTGTTTCAATCCATAGCATATATTTAAACTCTCCATTTTTAACACCTTTATTTCTTAACTCTACCTTTTGAATTAAATAATTAACAACATTGTTAAAATTGATACTTTTTTCTTTAATCTTAATCCACATAATATATAATTTAATAGTTAGTAAAAAAGTGAGGGCTAAACCAGCTCCTCACCTTTGATTTGTAATTTAGTTACCGTTTTCATATTAATCATTCTAAAAGCATTTTTTTGCATATCCCAAACAGGTAGTAAACCTTTAGCGATTGGATCGTATGCCATACCGTTACCGTTAACACCTTTTTTAACATTCAATCTAGCGACCATGTTTCTTACTGTTCCATCTTTTTTGATAAACTCAATAGAGAAAATAGTGTTTTCTGCTGTTTGAATCTTTGCTAATACTGTTGTAAAATCTTTCATAATGTTTGTGTTTTAGTTAGTGTATTTTTTAAAAATTATATTGTAATAAATTCTCTTTTAGCATCGCTTCCAAACTCAATTGAGAAATCTAAAGAAGAACAAAATACTATGCTTGGTCTTAATCCTGTTTTCTTATCTCTCTTACCTGATGTTAAACCTTTTTTTGTGCTACTTATTTTTTTAGATTGTTCTTTTGTTAATTTTACGTATCTCATTTTATAGTCCTTTAGTGATTGTGTCTTACAAATATAGTAATAATTTTCTAATACCAACTATTAAAATAATAATATTTAAAATAAGGCACAAAAAAAGGAGGGGCACAACCCCCTCCATAAACACAAACAAAAAAACACACCCCTATAGAAAGGGTATAGATTCTTAATTTACCTCATCAAACAATAGTATAAATGTTTCCTCTGAGATAGCACCAGTTAATAGTAATAAACCTAATACTACTATTATAACCGCTGTTAATTTCATTTTATTTAATTTGTTCTTTCCAACTACCTCAACACCATCTACGATCGTTTTAGCACCTTTAGAACTCATTAACCAATTTCCTACTAATCCTATTACTTTTTTCATTTCTTTTGAATTTCGTTAATTATCTCAAGCTCTAATATATCAAAATCTCCTAATATATTTAAAAGCTCTTTATAAGTTGTTTTTGAATGACCTATAAAGTTTTCGCTTTTAGTTCTACCTAGTAATATACACCCATAAGTATCTTTATCCGTATTACCTGAGTGTATTCTAATACCTGAGAAACTTATACCGTTATCATCTCTTACCGTTAAATCAGGCTTATTATAAACTAATGGCATTAACTGTTTAAACCTATTAGAGTAGCTTAAAGTAACTGAGTATTTACCACAAGGTATAGCCGTTTCTCCATAGACTTTAACTCCTTTTGGTCTTGCAATGTCCTCCAATGTATAGCAGAACTCAACACCATCAATAAAAAGCCTACCTATAGTACTTTTACTTGTATAAATATCTCTAATTAGAGTAAGCTTCATTTTACAAATATAATCAATTATCTGATTTACTAGCCTTTTCTACATGGTTTTTATCAATACGGTTAAGTATACTAGATATTATTTTCCCTGTTTTTAATAGCGTATTGTTAGCCTTGTTAATACCTAGCACTTTGCTTATAGTTTCATCCTCATCTCCAAACTTATAACCGTTTTTATTTATTAGTACATCATTTAATAAATTAGATAGTACTACGTTACCAAGTTGATCAATTGATATAGCTATAGTTTTAAAATAAGCTCCTAACCTTTTAATACTTAATCTTAGGGTAAATAAAGAATACAGCCACCCTACAGGTAGTAAGATGACTGCTAATAAAATTGATATTATTAATAATATAAATCCTAACACTAAATACCTACTATTTCAAGTGAGCCTTGTGGAAAGATACCGTTATCGTAAAAGAACTGAACTACTAGCCTATTTTGATCTTCTACCATTCCTAATATATAATCCTTTTCTGACCTTATAAAAGGATATTTATAACTACCATCAGCATTAAACAAACCTATCTTATATTTCTTAGATACTTCTTTAATTATTACGCTAGGGCTAGTGTCTTTTTGTGATTCATCACCTACCCACATCATTAAATTAATTTCCCATTTTAACGATAAACCGCCGCCAATATCCGTAGGAGCTGTTAACCATATTGTTAACTCTGTACCTATTGGTAAAACTGTTTGTAATACATCTCCAAAATCGCTAAACTCTATCTTAGTCAATTCTATCTTATCTGTTGTTACTATCTTAATCATATTAATCTAAAATTATATTACCTGTTGAATCTGCGGCAGTTGTTTGACTGTTACCACTTGCATGAGCTATTGAAATACCTGTACCCCCTTGTAATTTATTACTTGCTAAATAAACAACCTTTGAAGAGTTTGTAAATCTTAAATTAGGCTTACCTGAATCCGCTTGTTCTGAATAACAATCATAAACTCTTACCGTTCCTGAGCTTGTATCGTAAAAAGCTGCATTAGAAACGGCTGCATTTTTATTTATAAAGTTACATTTTACAAAAGTATTATCCGCTCCACTATTAACAACAGCACCGTAACCGCCTAAACCTATAAAAGTGCTATTATAAACCCCATCGCTTAAAGATGTGATTTGACCGCCATATTTATTAGCTCCCGAAACATTAATACCTATACAATTGTATATCCCTTTAGGTGTTCCACTAGCCACCTCAATACCGTTATCTAGTGTAGAATAGCCATAACAAAAACTTATTTCTGTATTCGCTTCGCTAATTCTTATAGCTGGGTAATTCGTTGAAACATTATAAGCCTTACAGTGTACACCCTTAGAACCATTGGTTAAAAGTATTGCATCGTAACCGCTTGAGTTAGTTTGTCTAAATTGACAAAAATTAGCGTATCCTCCTTTTAATACGTTTGTACTTGTTGATGTTGCTTTTACGTTAAAAATTATACCGTTAAAATTGTTATATGCTGAACTTTCAAAAACAGAACCCGTAATATTTGCAACCGATTGAACCGCAACCTGGTTTATTGTTTGTGATGTTGTTATAAACCTACCGTTTAAAATATTCGTACTAGAGCCTGTACTATATAAAGACATTCCAGTACTATTTATTATGTCCGTACCTGTTAACTCTAAATCACCATCAGAAACTAAAACTAAAGCCCTGTTTGAAGTGCTGCCATAAGTACCTCCACTTCTTTTAATAGTTCCGTTTAATATTTTTACTTTATTAGTTGTATTAACATATACCCCATCCGTAGTACCTGTACTAGTACAACTATACGTATAACCGTTCATATTAATAGTTAGCTCTTTGTCAATAGTTATCACAGTGTTACTAGATTCTACTATATCTGAAAACTGCTCTATAGTATCACCAGCACTAGCCGAAGTAATAGCACTACTAAAACTAGAATAATATGTATAAACACCTAAAGAGTCTGAAATACCTAAAACATTTACAGACGCTGCCCCTATTGGATTCCAAGTAGCACCGTCATAAGAATGTAAAGTATCACTATCCTCATCATAACATAAAGTACTTTTTTGCGGTGTAATTACGTTCCAAGTAGTACCATCATATCTAACCCAATCACCTAAGGCAACAGTACCCCATCCATCATTAACACTACCACCACTAGATAGCACATAAATATCACCACTATTACTAGTTGGTGGTGCTACACTACCATCTACAAAGTCTAAAGCTGCTGGTAAAACTAATTCATCAGTAGATTCTAAAACCCCTAACTCATTTCTCCAAGCTACATCACCATTATTAGCACCGCTAAACCATTTAGGGTTATGTATATCACCCTCTGCATTTATATTTTTATGTAAAATAGCCATATTAACTGTAGAATATTAATCCTTTCTTATTAACTTGTGGCACATCAGCACACTCATTAAATAAAGGAAATTTAGTACTATCATTATCTTTTATCTCATCAACATAGCTAACCATATCTTTTCTCCAAAAGTCTGCTTTATTCATGTAGAAATCTCTACTTTGTGAATATTCAAAACTTTTAGTTTGATCGGTAAACTCAGTGTCGTTACTCATAGCCCCCTGATTAGTTAGCTGAGTATGTACTTTAGAATAGCACTCATAAACTATATAATGTGCTAACATAGGCTTAATAAAGCTTTCTAGTAATGTAGAGTTATCAGTAGTTAAAGTATTTCCCTCAATCTGAGTTAATATTTCATTATAAAACTTTTTACCTAATACACTTCTTACATATTTACGCTGACTTGTAATTATGTAATTATCGAAGTATGTTTGATCAAAAGCTAAATCATCAACCGCTAAATTCTTAACCTCTGTTGAGGTCATTATATTAGTATTAAATGCCATCTTTATCCTCCTCTTTATCTTCCGTAGTTTCTATATTCCCTACAGAGTTTTGATTAATAAAATTCTCACCTCTTAAATCATCTTCCAAAGGTTTTAATCCTAACATTGATCTACCCTCGTTAATAGTTGTTACAGCGTTAATGTCTAAACTACCTGAGTTACCAACTGGAGCTACATTTAAAATACTAATCTCTATGTTATTCCATTTAGTATCTCTTTTGATAATTCTATTAACAGCTCTCAATAAAGGCTCTTGATAGTCAGGAATTACTACAGAGTTCATAAACTTGTCGTACTCATCTTTTACTTGTTGGTTACTTCCTAACTTTCCAGCTGTTTCTAAACCAGCAATACCAGGAGTGATACGGTGAGCTACAATAATAGCCTTTTCTGATAGATTAGATAAAGTTAAAAACTCTCCCTCTCTTTCATTTTCTAGCTGTTGTATTACTGCTGCTTGCTCAGGTGAATCTAATAACTCAATTAATATTTTGTCATTCTTTCCCTCACCTACATAAGTATCTTTAATCTTATTAACGTATTCCTGTGCATTCATGCCATCAGGTACTTCACCAAACATTTGCATTAATACACTAGGAAAAAAACCGTTATCAAATTTATCAATATTGTATTTAGGTATTCTATATTCTATATCAATCCAATTTAAAGCACCTACATAATCAGGTAAACCATAGTAATTAAACTCAGGGTACTTTCTCATTATGTGTAATAAGTACTCACTTTTTTGACTTCCATCGTAAAAAGTAAGCTTACTATTAATTGGGTATTGACTAGTCGGAGCGTTACTATTTAAAATATCTCTCCAAAAGTTAGAGATGTAAGCTCTTTTCTTATCCTTAGACTTTCTTACTGTTGTAGCATCCTCACAATATAAAGCGGTGTAGTCACCTACTTTTTTAACATGAGGGTAACAGTTACCAGTAATTACAAAAGACTGCATAAGCTCTTTAAAAACATCTCTAAGCGTATCACCCTCAGGGTTAACCTCCATATACCACTCTTGAAAGCCATTATCTAGCTCCTCAAAAGTTTTCTCCTCACCATCTACTTTAAAAAGAAACTCTTTACCTAATGCAAAAGTTATCTTTTGATTAATTATAGAACTATGAGTACTTGAACGTCTAGCCCTTTTAGCTAAATCATTTACATAGATATTATTGGAATCTTGAAAAAATGGAATCCAATTTTGTAATATATCCTGATTAGGTTCTTTCTCTTTATCAATGATAGGAGTAGTAACTGGATCAGCTTTAGGCTTAACAGTAGAACCTTTTATCTTATTTATCTTCTTTTGGCTCATCTATTACTACGTCTAAAATGTGTGCAAAACCGTTGTTATTAAGCTTTTTTAAATCTTTCTGAGTTGTATTAAGTGTTAAATTAATTACACCAATATTTTTACCCATAATTTTTTTACCTAAAAAGCTTTCTTTTATAGTAAATTTTTTCATATAGTTTAAATATAATAAAAATAAAGTTATTATTTAGAATCATTTTAAATAAGCGGTTAAATGTTTAGTTATGTATTTATTTATTAATATTGTATAACGCTCCTTGTAACGATTGATTTAAAACGGATAAACACAGAAGAAATGGACGAATATAAACTTAAAGACTACACAGAACGACTTAAAAAAGAAACTAACGAAAACGCTCATAAGATGCTTTATATGTGGATTAAACAAGACGTAATAAGCCTGAATGAGTACCAACAATTAGTTTTAAATTTATCGTTACAACTTGTTAGCAAACGTACTTGGAGAATACACTTCAAAGTGTCGGGTATTGCTATACATGAAGATATTGAAGCACCTAATGAATTAGCGGCTAAGGCTGTTTTTTATCACAACAAGAGAAGCAACAAAATAGACAATATTGAAGAAATCAATGTTTGCTAACGCTCCGTGTAACAGGTCGTTTTAATGCCTGTTACATATTGTTAGCATTAGTACGGATTATTAACGAATAAATTATATAGAATGAGAATATTAGTAGCTTGTGAAGAAAGCCAAGCGATAACAAAAGAATTTAGAAATTTAGGACACGAAGCATTTAGTTGTGATTTATTGCCTTGTAGTGGTGGGCATCCCGAATGGCATTACCAACAAGATGTATTTGAAGTTATAGATAAAGGTTGGGATATGATGATAGCTCACCCACCCTGTACATATTTAAGCGTGGCTGGTGCTTGGGCAATGTATAAGAAAGACGAAAACGGTAACAAAGTAATAAATGAGGTTAGGAAGAAAAACCAAGAAGATGCACTTGATTTTGTTAGAAAATTAATGGATGCACCAATAGATAAAATAGCTATTGAAAACCCTGTAAGTGTAATTAGTAGCCAAATAAGAAAACCTGACCAGATAGTACATCCTTATCATTTTGGAGATAAAGCAAGTAAAAGCACTTGTTTATGGCTGAAGGGACTACCGAAACTTAAACACACAAACGTAGTGGAAAAAGGAGATTTTAAAGAGTGGGTAGATAAAAAGACTGGTAAAACTAAAAGGCAAGCTACTTGGATTTATGAATGTTTAGCACAAGCAACAAGTAAAGATCATTTAAGAACATTAAGAAGTAAAACCTTTAAAGGTATGGCGGAAGCTATTGCTAACCAATGGACTTAGTATTAATGCTAATGTTGAATGTAAAAATCTGTTGAAGTATGAAATTGTTTTTAAATTTTGTTAAGGGTATTTATTACGGAGTTAAAATAGAAGAAGGATATAATTACCGAAGAATAAAATGCGGTGAGTTGCTTGTTATGGAATATAAACACGAATTATTAACTTCTGAAGGATGGGAACAGCATACAGACGCTAAAGCAAACTTTAATTATGTTTGGATTTGGTACAGACGTAAGAAATAATTACCCTTAACATTGAAATAATAAACTACCGTTAGGTTGTTATTATAGAATGTTAAAACACGTTTTAATGTGTTTATTTTTAACAACAAAAAAGGGTATAACAATCAAGTTATACCCCTCGTTACTCTCGTAACTATCCACTATAAGCCAAAGTTTTTATGAACCAAAAGAAACAGTACCACCACTGTTAGTTACTATTGTCCCTACAAATTCTCTTACTATTTGAGCTTGTTTACCAGCAAACGTTACTGTGTAACCATTTTGCCCTTGTAATTCACCCTCTAATACTTCGTTAGCGATTGCATCAACTGATGCATCTTTACCCATAATCTCATCAAAACCTAAAACAAAAGCTTTATTATCTGCTGTTTCTTTGTTATAAGTTTCAAAGATTACTACTAAACCACAAGACTCAACATATTCGTTAATTCCAAAAGCTTTAGTTTTTTCCATTTTAGGACAAAACACCTCTAAAGTAGTTTCATATGCTATAGAACCGTTCTCTCTTGATCCTTCACTAGAATAAGATTTACCTTCTAATTCTCCCTCAATTTCGTAAAATTTATCGTCTGTGCTAGATAAAGTAACCGCTGTGTAAGCGTATTCTCCAGCAACCGTAGAAGCTGTAAAGCTAGTTATGTCATCTTTATTAATAACATAAACGGACTTTATACCACCTCTTCTATTCTCATCAGCACAAGCTAATAGAATATCTGTTGTAATTTCTGCCATTTTTTTTAAATATTATAAGTTAAAAAATACCCCCCACTAAGGAGGGGCTTTTATTTCTTAGAAGTAGAAAGAGATTAATTCTCCAAAAACAAACTGAGTACCCATTTTGTACTTAGCAATGATTTTTAGTAATTCATCATCGTCATCATTACTTCTGAATTTCAATTGTGCAGATGGGTCGTTAACATCAGTACCTAATACTAAGTTATCGTTAACAGTATAAACCATCATGTTAGCACCAATATCAGCACCTAAACCACCTGAGTTAGGGTTAGCAGCATCAGCTAGTTGAGTATCCCATCCAGTAATTTCTACAACTGGAATACCTCTGAAAGTTAAAGATTGACCTTCTTTCAACATAGCTAATCCTAAAGCATTTCCTGTACCTAACTGCTCGAAAGTAGTCATTAAGTTATCTACGATTGTAGCAGTAACTCTAAAAGACTTAGAAGCGTTTGGCATTTGTCTTAATACTTTAGACTGGTTCTCATATGCAGACTTTAAAAGCTCGTAAGCTCCATCAGCAACTAAAACACCGTCAGTACCTTCTACGTTAGCGATTGCAGTCATTTCAACATACTGACCTAATTGAGCTGAATCTGTTACAAAGTGCTGAACAAGTCCATCAAATTGGTTATAATCAGCAGATGCAGCAGATGAAGCAGCAAACCAAGCTAAACGACCATTGTCATCAGCAATACCCTCAGCAACTCTCTTTCTAGCGATTTCACCAACTACAGTAGGCTCTAAATCATCGATAGCAGTACCAGCACCGTAAAACTCTTCAAAGATAGTACCGTAAAATGCATCTCCACACTCCTCAAGGTTTACCTTTAATTTAGATACTTCTAAAGTTCTATCAGATACATCAGTAACACCACCAGTAGCAGAAAAACCACAAGTAGAGTACGATCGTACAATCTTAGTTAAAGTTGAGTTAAGGTACATATTAGCCTTAACTTTAATGTTTGGAATTACTCTAATTCCTTGTAAATCATCCGATCCCTCTTGTGGAGCGAATAAAATCTCTGTAAATTCCTTTCCGCTATACGTACTAGAAATCGATTGTGTAATAAAATTTGCCATTCTTTTTTAAATAATTTAGTTTCTAGTGCATTGATTTTAACACGTTGATGATAGCACTACCTAACTCATCTACGATAACTTCTTTCTTAATTTCCTCAGTAACATCAGCTTTAGCCTCTGATACATCTCTACTAGCTTTAGCTTTCTCTACTTCTTTTTTAGCTAATTCTACCTCATCGGCTTTAGCTAAAACCTCAGCTTTCTCAGCTTCTAACTTTGATTCTAGCTCTAACTTTTCAGCTTTAACTAGTTCTAACTCTTCTGATAATTCAGCTTTAATACTAGCCGATAATTCAGCCTTTAAAGCGTCAATATCAAGAGCGTCTTTTGGCTCTTCAATCTCTTTAGATACTTCTTTAGCACCCTCATTAGAAATTAGAGCTTTTAACTTGTCTAAAATAGACTCATTTTTCTCTGACATATTCACGTTATTTAATTGATTTACATAATTGGATGGAGTGTTTTTATACCCCATTTTAGCTAAGTCTTTAGCACTTGCAAAAGCTGCTATTTTCTTACCCTCTTTAACTTCGCTAACAAAACCTAATTCCAAAGCCTCCTCTGAGAATATCCAAGTTTCTTCACTCATCATCTTTTGAACTTTCTCTAAATCTAATCCAGTAGCATTAGAATAAATCTTAGCAATCTTTAAATTTAAAGAGTCCATTAACTTAGCATCTTTCTCTAGCTCCTCCTGGTAATCTCTAATCTCGTCACTATTCATACCTTGCATACTTATTACAGGCATCCAAGCGTTGTGTATCATTATTACACTGTTTTCTGTCATTGTTGGTAAAGTATCACCAGCAAGAGCTAAAACAGATGCAGCAGATGCAGCAACACCTACTATTTTAACATTTACATTTAGATTAGATGTTTTTAGATAGTCATAAATTGCGAAAGCTTCAAATACAGAACCACCACCGCTATTTATAGTTAACTCAATGTTTTTAGATCCATTGCTTTGTACCTCTTCTATGAAGTCTTTAGCATTAACACCAAAAGAGCCTATCTCCTCATCAATAGAGATTGAAAGATTATTAATAGAATTTTTTACGTTATACCATTTCATCTATGCAATGATTACAATAATCTGTTTAACATAATGTTTATATAATGGACAAAAAAAAGGGTAACCGTTAAGCTACCCAATTAAACTACCTCCTTAAAATAGTTATCTATCTCTTATTATTCTCCTGATATGGTTTACTGATAAATCATACTTTACTGATAGGTTGTAATATATATCCATATTCTTAGCTAATGGAATATTATACATTTTATCAAAGTCATTAATTACCGCTATATCTCTAATAGCTGTTTCATTAATTAAACCCTTATCTAGTAATATTGTAATTGCGTGTCTACTATCTAAAGCTTTATCTACTACAGAGTATAAAGTATGTGTTAAAACATCTCCCAACTCCTTAGCCTCTGACTCCAATAGCCTATAACTCTTTTTTTGCATTTTCCACATCTACCATCAAATTTTGGATCTATATTATCTTTAAACATTTGAAATAAATAATCTAAGCTTATTGAATCAGGTCGCATCTTACCTAGCACCTTTTTAATAGCTTCTTTTATATTATCTCTTTGTTCTTGTGTTATGTTATTTAAATTCTCGTTTACGTCAAAGTCTACCATAATTGTTTAGGGCATTTCTCATCCTCCCATATTATTTTATCATTAATAGCACATTTACAGATACCGCATTGAGGTATATTCTTTTTTTTAAATATAAGTAAAAATGTAAAGTCTTTTCTGTATTTAGAACATGACTGACAAGTATCTAATCTTTGTTTTTTTGATTTGCTATCTAGTATTTCACTAGCGTAGTTTTTGGCTTTACCAAATAATTTAGTTAATAACATAAAACAAATATAACCATTTATTAAATAAATAGACTATATTAGCAACACTTTTGCGAGTAGTAGTGTTTAGTGAGTAGGTTATAGGAGGGTTTAAAACACCCTCCTTTTTTATTTACCCAAATGTAGCCTCGCTTTGTATATTATTAACTCTATTAGCTTGTGTAGTTGTTTCTGTTGCTACGTTTACAACTGGAATAGAACCAATACTACTAATAACAGCTGAGCTTATTTCATCTCTAAGACCGTTAATATCTAAACCACTACCACCACTAGAAAAACCACCATTAGCAAAACCAGCACTTAAATACGGTTGCGGTCTATTGTTTCTCATTGATTCTAAAGCACCAACTAATCTACTACCACCGTTAGACTCTAATACGTTTTTAGGTACAACATACTCGCCCTCATGAACTACACCAGCTTGTTTAAACCCTGTAGCATCAGGAGTACCAACTCCACCTCCAGTATATCCACCCTCTGCAAATGATTGACTAGCAACAATACCAGCTTGAACAGCACTTTTAGCAATAGCAACACCAGTTAAAACACCAGCTTGTGTTAATCCAGCACCACCAAAAGTAACAGAGTTTAACGGGTTAGCCGCTGCTGCTGTTTGAATATTAGCTATCTCAGTAGCTAGAGCTATAGCAATGTTAGCTAGTTCTAGCCTTTTTTTCTGTTTAAAGGCTTTCTTTTCTATTTCTAGTTTTTTATCTTCAAACTGTTGCTGAGTTATTAATCCGTTTTCTAGTTTAGCATCTAAATTACTTAACTCTATATCCTTTTCTCTTTCTGCTTTCCTACCAGCTACATCAACTAAAGCGGTAGCAGCAGCATTAGCAACATCTATACCTCCTTTTATTAGTTCTTGTTTAACTATAGCCTTTTGCTTTTCGTTATCCTCCTCTAGTTTTTGTTTATATAAAAGTGACTTTCCAAAAGCTTCTACATCTTGATCTAATAGTTTTTGGTTAAGGTCAAAACTTTCTTGATAACCCTCATCTATAAAGTCAAAAAACGCTTGTTGAGATTCTTCTTTACCTTTATTAACATCTACAAAATTCTCCTCAAACTTTTCGTTATCATCATCAAGCTCCGCTAACTCCTCAGCTATAAACTTAAATGATTTACCTAGTGATGCTAGTCTAAGAGCTTCTGCATCTGCTAACTTTTTAGCCTCTAAAGCTGCTAGTTTATCCGCTTCTGCTTTCTTTCTACTTGCACCAAATAACCTTAACTCTAAAGCGTCTTTCTTTTCCCTTAATTCAATACCTTTAGCTGTTTCATCATTAAACTCCTTTTCTGCTGCTAAAAATTTACGAAGTAATGTACCTATATCTGTAGCTCCAGTTTTAGCACCTATTAATTCATCTTGTTGTGCTAAGTATTCTGCTTGTTTTTCTTGAGAAATTCCCAATACAGATAGATATTCATTTTCTGCTTTAGCTCTAGCTCTTATCCCCTCAACATTTGATGAAGTTAAAATAGTTTCTTTATCCTGTAGTACTATGTTTTTCTTTATTCTAGCTTCTATTTTTCTAGCTATAGCTTCTCTTCTTTCCTCTAAATCCTCAAACGCATCCGCTCTATCTTCAGCTTGATCATTAATCTTTTCATCTTCTCTTTTTAATAATATGTTATTAACTAATTCATCGTTAACCCTTTTTAATCTTTTGGCTAAAGTTTCAGTTTTTAAGTTTTCTTGATCTAACCCCTTAAGAAAGTCAGGATTTAAAAGATTTAATTCTGTTATTAACTTCTTTCTTTCATCGGTACCTACGTTTAAAGCTGATATTCTTTTAACTAAAATATTAGTTTTAATCCTTTGCTCTTCCATAGCGTCAGACTCCTCATGTATGTTCTTAGTTAAATCACTAATACCACCAACTAAATCAGTAGTTAACTGTACAATATCCCTTAATGCATCAGTTTCAGAAAAGTTAAGTATTAAACCCTCCCATGCTGAGCTTAGACGTTTTAAATCACCATCTAAAGTATCACCTACTATTCTAGCCATTGCAGCAGCAGAGCCTCCAGCGTTTTCTAAAGACTTTGCAAATGCATTAGCTTTATCCTCGTTTTTAGCAAGTGTTAAACCAACAGCAGCACCCCTCTTACCAAATAATTCTAAAGCTTTTGTAGCTGGATTTGTACTTTCTCTAACTTGTCTAAAAGCCTCAGTTACTGATATACCAGCTTTCTGAGTATCTAAAAGTATATTTCTTAAAGCCGTTCCAGCTGTACTCGCATCAAAACCAGCATCAGTTAAGACACCTAAACTAGCCGTAGTTTGCTCAATACTAAAACCAACAGCAGCAGCAACAGGAGCTACAGATGACATAGCAGTTTCAAATTTATTAATATCTAAAGCAGAGCTAGTAAAAGACTTAGCCATAACATCAACTACTTTCTGAGTGTCTTTTGCTGTTAATCCAAAACCTTTAATAGTAGATGCAGCAACTTTAGCAGACTGTGCTAAGTCTGAACCCGTAGCGGTTGCTAATTCTAATGTAGCTTCTGAGGCATCTAATATCTCTTGAGTAGTAAAACCTAATTTAGCATACTCCTCTTGTAATTGACCTACTTGACTAGCTGTAAATTGAGTAGTAGAACCTAAGTCTTTAGCTGATGCTTGTAAAGCTTGAAACTCATCATTAGTAGCTCCTGTAATAGCTTTAACTTTTGCCATTTGCAGCTCAAACTCCTTGATAGTTTTAACACCGTCACTTACAACTTGAAACAACTTTTGAGCCGCAAACAAACCAATAAAAGCTCCACCAATAGAAGTACCTAGTTTACTAAAGCTCTTTCCTAGTTTTTTAGTAAAACTATCAATTCCTAGCATCTGCTGTCTAGTCTTTAAAAGCTCTGTTCTAGTTCCTTTAAGTTTTAAGTTAATTCTAGCTATACTTTTAGCATATTGATCTCGTGTTATCTTACCTTTTTTTAATTGGTCGTTAACTCTTTTACGGGCTTTAGTTAAAGTATTTAAAGACTTCTCTAAACCCTCTAGTTTCTTTTTTTGATCTGCTGTACCTTGTACATCTATCTTAATTGCTACTACCTTATCTCCCATGACTTACTTTCTAATTGCTGAATATGCCCCCGTTACTGAATCCTCTGTTAAAACTATTAATAAATTACTACCATCCTCTACATAGATATAATCTAGTGGTGGTGTGTCGTTAGCGTCATCATCGTTACTACTATTATTACCTTGCTGAGTGGTATCTATTGGTACACTACCTAAATTTTCAAACTTAAATAAACTAACTTTTGTTAATCCATCGCTTAATGGGTTAAAATCTATTATTTGCTCTATTAAGTAGTAACCGCTAACCTTACTAGGTCGATCAATATAGACTAACTTTCTAAAATCTAAGTTATCTATATCTGTATTAGTTAAGTTTAAATAAGCTATTAACCTACCACCCTCCTCAATGTTTTTAAACATATTAGAGTAATAGGTAGAAAATAAACCATCAGTACCCGTAAAACTTAAATTTTGAGGTGAATTTGTATTATTCCAGTCCTCAAATATACCATAGGGTGTAAAGTTTGTAGTTAACCCGTTTAACTTAAATATTCTAGTAGTACCATCAGGAGATAATTGCTCAGCGTTTTGAAAAAAGAAAACTCTAGCGTTATAGCTTTCTATTCTTTCACTAGGTATGTTACCGTTTGTTAAATATTCATTCCAAATCTTTAAAGTAGTTGGAGCTATGTTAGAATTATAAGAGCCACCTACAATAGGTGTAACCTCTGATGCTACATGAGCATAAGTAGCACTAAATAAATCTAGTTTAACCTCTGTTGTACCCTCTGCAAACCTATCAGGTAATACATGAGTATATTTAGCGTATGTTCTTCTGTTAGCACCCTCCCAACCTTTTAGCCATTCATCATTACTTAAATCTCTATATCCAAAGGTTATATTTCTTTTATAGCTACTTATGTAGTCTACTTCATAACCTTTTCCTATATCTAACTTATTAGTCCAATCTAAAGCACTTGTTTTGCTTTGAAAAAAAGTATCTCTAGGCTCTAAGTATATTGTTTTAGTCTTTACATCAGTCCAATAGTAAATATTAAACATTCTAGTAAAATCATTAATAACATCTAGTAGTTTTATATTACTAGGTATTATTTCATTTAAAGAGAAATTATCACCTTCAATTAATTCAGCACTTCTTTGAACTTCAAAAAAAGAACCTGTTTTAAAATTGAAAGTTTGATTAAGCGGTCTAGTCCATCTAGTATATACAGATATAGTTTCACCAGCAGTACATAATGCAGAAATATCATAGCTAACCTGATCATCTTGATTAGCTTTTATGCTTCTAGTTAACTCACCTTTTGCACCTATCGTAGATCCAAATTGTTGAGCTATTATAACCTTTAAACCTACACTAGATGCGCCACTAGATAAAGCCCAATCTCCAGTATTTAATGTTACTTTAAAGTTATATCTACCTGTAGTTGGTATAGTATAATATCCAGTAACTAAATTATAATTATCATTAACATCATTATTAGGAGGTGTAGAGTCATCATGAAACACTAGCCTATTGAATCCTAGTGTAGATACTGGAGATGTTAAAGATACTCTAGTTTTAGACTCGTCAATAATATCTTTATTTACGGTCATGTCACCGTTAATATCACAAATAAGCCTACTTATATCCGCATCATCTAAAAAAGTACTGCTAATATTCCAACCTAAGCTATTTAAACCAGTTTCTAATAGCCCTTTCATGTACAAACAAGGAAAGAAATCTCTTACCTCAGAATTATTAAGGCTTTCGTTACCTCCTCTACTAATATATGGGTAAGCGTGATCATATGTTGATACATTTGAAAAGTTAGCATCGTTTATACCGTCAATATCATAAGTTTGAGCATTATTTCTATATGTTAAACTGTTTAACTTTAACTCACTAGCACCCTTAACCCAATCAATATTATTACCAAAAAATACTAACTCATAACTATCTAACTCAAAACCCTCTAAAACCTTGCTAACTTGTACAAAACCTTTATCTATTTGCGTTCCGTTTGCTATAATAACACATGGTTTACGGTTTAAAGCATCTCTATAGTCTTTTCTGCTGTTTATATCATCTATATTACTTAATAAAGTAGCGTTATTCTTAGTATTAGGTACTTTAAAAGTCTTTGAGAATGTACCAGTACGAGCTTTTAAGTTATCCAGGTTTACAATACCCTTAGTAAGTACTAAAGGAAAGTCAGTAAAGCTAGTTAAATCTAAATTACCTAGTACATTATTACTAGTATCTAATATTCTAATTACTACGTCATTCATCCTCTTAAACCTCTTTCGTTATTAGCTAAACTAAAATTTAAAATAAACTGTATAGGCATATTATGCTCGTTAACTTTTACACCACTACCATCATCAATAATGATACTAAAGTAACTACCACCTACCTCAATCCAAGCCATGTTATTAGTTAACATACTTTGAGCAAAAGCTAAGGTATCTCTACCGATAGTTTTAGAATAAGCTGTAAAGTTTTTAACCTTTGTATTTCTTACAATAGCACTACCATAATCGCTAGAACTATAAGTACTACTTAAAGCCTTTTGATATCTAGTAGACTTGTTTGTATATCCCTCAATTTGATTACCTTTTAGCGTTATACTATCTTGTTTACCAAACTTATTAACGAAATGCACTCTTAAATCTGTAGAGCATCCATCAACTATATTATATCTTTTTAACTCAGACTTATTACCATCATCATTAATTAGCCTAACTGTATAGTATGCAACATTGGTTAAACTAATACCAGCGTTAATAAGGTTTTGAGTACCTACAGGAGCATCTAAGTAAGAATCAGTTAAAGAGCTTACAATTACATTATTCCATTGTGTTACATTTATTAAATCAGTGTTTAATAAAGCGTTAGCACTATTATACGTTAATACTTGTACTTTGTAATTCTTTACCCCTCCTGTAGATACAGCATAAGCCATACCTAAGAACTCATTTTGATTAAGTTCTATAGTTTTTGGGTTAGTACCCTCAGTAAGAAATAACTTATCATCCGAAACCATTGAGTAATTAGATAAATTAAAACTATTAAGGTCAAAATGGCTCTCACTCCAATTAAAACCAGCAAAAACAGGACTTTGATAATTGGTATTAGTATTGTTTGCATCTGCTGGGTCGTAGTTAGTTTCTAATAGCTTAGTTGTTGGGTTTTCCGTAACCTCATAAGCCTTTATTCTAAACTGTAAGTTATCAGTATCATTTATTATAGCACTAGAGCCTAATGTTTTTAAAACAAACTCAACATTAACACTTAATATATCAGATATATCAAAAGTAAATTCATTAGTAGTACCTAAGTTAGGTTGTACGCTTGTTGCTGACTTTCTAAGAGGTGTAACAAATTCATCATAAGATACTACCGTTTCAATTATTAAGTGTACTATATCAGCGTTATTACTATTTAACTGAAACACTACAGGACTATAAGCTAGTACTGGTGATGTTGGAGCTGTTACTAAAGTTATTGCCATTACTTATTATCTTTATTATAGTCTTGAACTATATCAGTTACTATATTATCTACATTTCTAAACACCTCTTTACCTAAAGCATCTACTATTGGGTTTATTTCAGTAAGTATTACAAAGTCTATAAAACCAGCTCTACGACCGTTATTACTAAACTTAAAACTACCTTGAGTTGGTGAGCCCTCTTTAAATATACTCATCTGAATAGCAAAGGCTAAGTTTTTTATATCCTTATCTCCACTCGCTATTCCTTTACGCTCTATCCAATCTACTAAAACGCTTATAGGTACTTTCTTTGCTCCAGCTTTTCTACCATCATTAACATATCTAGAGTAATCTTGCATTAGTATCTCAATAACTACACTATCAGGTAACTGCATTGTGCGCCCCTCAATAGTGTTTATTAACTCACCAGTAGCTTTATGACCTTGCCCGATTAACTCAGTTTGCAAAGCCTTTATTATCATATTTTCTACCTTAGAAAAGTCTAGCATTAGTAATTAAATGTACCAGTTACACAGTTTGAGTCTAATTCTATTGTTATTGAGTATTTAGATGCTACTAACTTATCGTTGTGTACATCATGAGCCATAAAACCGCCTATTGTATTAAACTCTACAATACTAAATCCATTAGCTCCTGATATATTTCTTCTAATTACCTCAGCTATGTATTTATCTAAGATAGCATCTACCTCCGCTTGGCTTTTTTGCATCGTCTTAACCGCTTGTACATCTCTATTTCGCAAATTATAGCAAAAGATATCAACGGTAAAGCGCTTATTATTCGGTAAAAAAGAATTATTAATATCACCTCGTATAGTATTAGGAGTAGAGTTTACTAGAATTAAAGGATAACCTTTAGCATTTTGAGTACCATTTACAGCACTAACTCGGTTATAAAGAAAATAGCTAACATCATCAAAGGCATTAGCTATTATCTGTAATTCGTCTATTATATTACTGTAATCAGCCATAGTTTAAATATAGTAAAATAATTTAGATTGATTCTAAATAAGAGTTTACTTAGTAGTTTATTTCTTTAAATCTACCGTTCAAAGTTTCAAAAGTTGTTTGCATATCTCTAGGCAGCATATCAATACCAAAAGCCCACATTTCAAATATAGCTAATAGCCGTCTTGTATTGTTTTTATGGCTGGTTGTACTAAAGATTGAATTTATTCTATACTCAAAAGCCTTTACAACATCATATCTAAACTTTTCAAATAACTCAATAACGTACTTTATATCATCCTCAGAAATACCCTTTTCTCTCCACTCATCTACAATAGCACCAATATATTTAATATGCATTTGAGTCTGAGCTTCTATAATGTACATTTTAAACTCATCAGGTTTCATAGCCTCAATATCATCCTTTAGTATATTGTTAAAACTTTCTGAACAAACTTTGATCTTATGCTTAGTAAAGTCTTTACACATTTTACTCTTAGAAATGTCATATTCTCCATGCGTGTAGAACTTCATAAAAGATACCTCTTTCTCTACCCTTGCACAGGTATTAAAAACATCATGATGTTCTAAAGATTTGATTGTTAGTTTATGCTTTACACTTAAAAAAGTATTTACCCATGTAGGTATGCTTTTTTTAAATATCCACATAAAAGCTAAAACCAATATAACTAAAGCTGTTATTAATCCTCCCTCTAAATTCTCTGCTAATTCTTTTAAAACGCTCTCCATATTACATTAACATAAAAAAGTCGCCTCCTGATGTATCAACTGAACTAGATAAACCTTTTATCTCTGTTCTATCTAGTGTTATACTTCCGAATGTCGAGGTAGATCGTAAAGTAATACTACCAGCACTATGCCCAACATCAGCAGATATAGCACCCGTAGCTACTTGTCTATTGGTGTTATGTTGCGTGTAAGTTCTATTTGTTCCTGTTGGTATTTGTTGGCTTGTAATAGCGTTAATAGAGCATGAAGTAATCATTATTAAACTATCATCCTCTACCGTTAAACTACCGTTATTTGGTGTAGATTGACCGCCTGTTCTTGTAGATGCTCCTACACCTCCACAATCAGTAAAGCTCCTAATATGCATAGATATAGGATTCCATTGTGAGTTATTAAAATTAACTCTTAATTGATTTGTACCAGTTGGAGGATTCTCTAAATAAAAAAAAGCCATTCTTTGAGATAAACCACTTCTATTAATCTGATATAGCTGAGTCATAGCAACACCGCCATAAGTACAACTAGTGTAATTCCTAGCATTACTCATAGTAAACTGAGCTATAATTAAACCATCATTACCAGTGTTTTGGGTATGGTTTTGTGTTTTAAAGTTAGCTCCTGGTGTTGGGTTAGCACTTGTAACATTTCCTTTAGTTGGTACTGCCATTATAATTGATTTACGTTAGTGATTTCAATAAGGCTTAAAGCATCAACATTTTCCACCTCTGTCCTAGCCTCATTAACATAACTAACACCACTAAAAAAAGTACTTATTGACACCTCACCTATCTCTAGTTTAGTTCTATTCTCACCTAAAAACTTACCTAATGTACTATCATAAGCCTCATTGATCTCATTTATTACACTTATATCTGTAGTGTAACCAACATCAGTATAGTTTAAATTATCAGTACCCTCTAATTCTATTTTGCTAATTATTGTTATCACTTTTTTTTAATTTTTAATACTTATTATTACTACTTTTTAAACCTCTTCTTTAACTGCTACTACATCCCATTTACTTCCAGCCTCATCATAAACACATCCAATGTATAAAATCTTATTAGCCGTTGTTGTTGATGGTAAAGTAATTCCTATAGCTCTATAAATAACATTCCATGTTAAAGCTCTATTAGTTCCATCATCTGTTAATCTAATAACTAACTTCATACCCGTTGACGGTGTACCTGTTGGAGCTGCTATAGTTAAAGCACTAGCTAAATCTGTCACTACCTCTTGCTCATTCTCATCAATGTTAGGAGTTAAAGTTGTTGCTGTTTCTATACTATTACTAATAGGTTTAACAATGTTCTTTCTAGTAATACTTTTCTTAACATAACTAGCATCGCTATCCTCTAATATAAACTCATCTTGATTATCTACACTTGTTTTCTCAGTTATTGCGGTGATCTCATTAGCAGCATTAACATGAACAGCATTAGCATCACTTGTAGCTGGTAAATCTCCTATAGTAATCTTCTTTTTATTGTTACTATCTGCAGCATCTTCTATTAAAAGAATATCGCTAGATGTTGGTGTAGCCTTAGCCGTTATTGCTGATATTTCAGAGCCTACATTAACATGAACAGCATTAGCATCAGTACCACCACCGCCACCACTAGAAACATCTATATAACCTTTAACGGCTGTATAAAGTGCATCAATATCAGCAGTAACAGGACTTGTAACCTCACTAAATGGAATAGTTATATAAACTTGCCCTCTTTGGTTACCGTCATCATCTGAATCATCGTAAATATTAATGTTAGTACCTCTTTTAAGAAGTTTAACGTTATTGTGTTTGATATAAGTAACCGCTCCTCCGAAGTCTACCTCTATACCGCTAGTTAAATTTGTAATTGTAGCCATTAATCTATAAAGTTTCTAATTGATAAATAAAGAGCATCTACGTTAGCTGTAGCTGGATTAGTTACCTCAGCACTGGTAAATCTTAAAGCGTTAGCTCCTGATCTCCTTTCTGAGTTATCGTAAATGCTTAAAGTTGTTGCTGATTTAAGAAGTTTAACATTACCATATTTGATAAAGTAAACACTACCACCATTATCGGTAACCTCTATACCGTCTGTATTATTAATTATTGTTGCCATATTTTTAGATATACGGCTGATAGTTGGATATAACTAATGTACAAAAAAAAGAGGGTAATTAAACCCCCTTTATTAAAATTATTTTGTTTATTGGAAATTATTGCGTATAAACTTTACTATTATCCTGATTAATAACAAGGTAAACAATAAGCCTATTAAACTCATTTCTTAAGCTTTAACACCTCATTTAATACTCTAAAGTCTGCTAATAGTTGAGTATGTGTATTACTTGCTTTATATCTCTCAATACAACCCATTATAATAGTATCAATCTGCTCTATTTGTAGTGAAATCATTTTAATACCGTCCGATCTATCTTTCTTAGCCTCTTTCTTTAGTGGTTTAGATGTCTTTAATACGATTAAATCCGCTCTTATTTGCTCTAATACGATTTCAGCCTTATTAATTAAATCAGGTATTTCTTTAGATGCTTTACTTTTTAGCTCCTCTTGCTGGTTTATTGTTTCTATTTGGCTAACTCTTTGAGATACTAACGTAGCTTTAAAATCTCTCTCATTTTCTAGCTTGTAAACCTCGTTTAATGCAGAGAAACTATCGTAATCAGTTTCATAGGTTTTATTCCTAATCTCAGTTATCCATTTATTTAAAAACTCAATACGGCTTTTAAATACTTCTAACTCTTTCTCTAGTACTTTTTTAGTGGCTAAACTCATTTGGCTTAATGTTAATTTTGTTTTATAAAATCTATTTTTGTTGAGGTTGGTATGTGTCCGATTGCTATATGAATCATTGCTATTTCATCACTTAATCCATCCATTTCCTCCTCAGTTTCAAAGTACTCAGGGTTTAATGCCATTCCTATAATCTCATCCATAACACTAAAATAATAAATTACTTGTTATGAGTGCATATAAGATTAGAATTAATTAAGATTTTATACCCTAATTTCTCAGCATCAGTAAAAATAAAAGTATCACTAAAAGCATTAGCATTTAAATCTAAGTCTACCCTAAACTCTACCTGTTCTAATACCTCTCTACCGAATAAAGTACAACCTATTCCAGTGGCTGTTATTCTAGCATCAGGATCTACTAATAAATGTCTTAATGGTAAAGTACCTTGCCCCATTATATTGTAACCATGTTCTCTAGTTAGTATTTTCTCACTTCTTACAGCTCTTCTATCAGATGTTGAGGTTAAACATAGTAAGTCCTCCTCCTTTCTAATCTCATAAGTAGCGGTAACTATACTAGCACCGTAAACATCAGCATAGCTAACTAAGTTTTCTATGATACATTCACCAGCAAATACATCAGACTCTAGCATTAATAGGTAATCGTAATCACCATTTAAAAAGTAGTTTCTGATTATGTTTTGATGTCTAGCTAACTCAGATTTAAAGTTACCATTGATAGGCTCGTGAACGGCTTTAATACCGTTTTCCCAAAACTTTTGAACGTGTTTAGGGTCTTTACTATTATCTAATACAAAGATGTCGTATAATGGATATGTAAACGTCTTAATCTGCTCTATAAACTCATCTACGCAATAATCTTTCTTATCTGCTGTAGGCATTGCAACAAGTACTCTATTCATAGCTAGTCGTTAAAGAATAAGTTTAATATATGTTCTGATGATTCATTACCAGTAACACTAGTTCTTAACCACTCCTCAATATTAGATAAACGTACTTTTAACTCTTTGTTTTCTTTTAGTAGGTTTTCGTTAACCTTAGAGTTATCTGTTTTAATCAACTCCCTATCTTCATTTCTAGGTAATCCAATTTCACTTATATAATCTAGTGTGCCTAGATAATCCCAATTAATAACATTATTACTTATATAAATAATATAAGGAAAGCCTATGTCATTAAAGTTGTTAGATAAAGACGGCTTAAAGTCAATAGGGTAAACATCAGTAGACCATCTGTAACCCTCATTACCTAAGTTTTCTAGTGTAATTTGCTCTTGCTGTTTGTTTTCAATCTTAATAGTCATAGTGTTTAGTTTTTAGTGTTATTATAAGACCATCTTATACTATCATTAATTATCACTAACTCATAAGGAAATCCTCTAAAGTGATTGCTTAGTGATAGTTTCCAGTCCTCAGGGTAAACATCATCTACCCATAAAAAACCCTCATTACCTAGTCTAGCTAGTGTTTCTTGCTCTTGTTCTTTGTTGTTAATCTTAATAGTCATGTTGTTTTTGTTTAGTGTGAAGTGCTAATATAGTAATAAATTATTATAACTCATCTATTAAAGCATCTATTAACTGTTCATCATTTTGAAACTCTAAGGTAGTACATACCTCGCTATACTCGTCAAAGTATCGCATTTCAACCCTTACCAGGTTATCAGATATACCAAGTAAATAGTATTTAACATACTGCCCTAAAATATCATATCTGTAAAGCTCACAGGACTCTAATACTTGATCTATAAACATTGTCCTATCCATTATCTGCTACGTTTAGAGTTTTTATGTGCTAACTCTTGAGCTTCATACTTTAAAGTGTCTTGAGCTGTTTGTATGCTTATATACTGCATTATATCCCACACATTGGTATCGTAAACACTTTCTAATGGACTTAACCCCTCTTTCGTGTAAATACCTTTCTCAGATAGCTCATAGGCTTTAATTTGCCAATAAACATTTTTAACGATTGTTTCTGATGCTGAGCCGATTGGTTTTCCGCTCTTTCCGTTAAAGATGTTAGGGTAGAACTTTGTAATTTGTTGATATGCGAGTCCAAAAAAAAATATGCTTTATATGCTTCTGATACTGGTAATTCTAAAAACTTCTTAGATCTTGTATCTATTTTAAGCTCATTATACTCCTCATCCTGATGCTTTCTAAATAGTATAGCTGTGATTCTAGCAATGTACTCCCACTTTCTATACTGTTTCTTTTGGAATAACGTAGATAATGCTTGACTTTCTGCAAAGTGTTTGAATGTAGCACCGCCTAAAAGCTTCTCTACTCCTCCAGCTGTTTTAGCAGATTCTATAAAAACATAGTCTATACCCTCAAAATTGATAGTATCAGATGAGCCAACCTCAGCCTCTGTAGGCTCTCCTAAAAACTTTCCTACTAAGTTAAACAGTTCTATTAGTGAAGTATCTTTAGAATCCTTTATTTCTATCTCAGACTCTAAGTAATCTCTAGGTATGTCTGAAAATATTAATATCCAATCAATATAGAACTCTAATAACTTAACCTCGCTTACTGGTGTATCTTCTTTGTCTGAATAAATATACTGCTCTAACCACTTTGGCATAGCATCAATATAATCTTGAGCTATAGACATTTGCTTTATAGTATTGTCAGCCCATTCATTACGTAATTTATATTCTTTGTCTAGGATAGTTACGGTTATCATTATAGATTTTTAATAATAGTATTAATAGTGAAAGCTGCCTTATTTAGTTTTGCACACGCTGAGGTGTTTAAATTGATACCTCTTTCCTCTTTTACTGCTTTCTCAATAAAGTTTACTGTTTCTGTTAGTTTATCCTTTAGAGATACTTTTACAGGCTTAACCGCTTTCTTTTCTACTTTCTTTTTAACTGTTTTCTTTTCCATAGCGTAAATATAAATATTATTTAATAAAGTTAATCTTTTGATAGTGTTTTAAGCCTTTGTAAGACTCGTTAACGAAGCCACGACGCCCTAGTTTAAAGTTGTTCTTTATCCAGTTACTAGATGGACTTAAAGCTGGATAGTTAAAGTAATAGAAATCATCACTAGTACACATATCCATTAAAAGTTGGTGAGAATCTCCTTTACAAAAGATAATTAACTCAGCATCTTTATAAATCTTATTTTGTTTTAAATACTGGTCAATCTTATCAACTCCTTTTAAATCCAGTTGAGGCTTAAAACCAAACTTTAAACTCTTATCATCCTTTCCATGACTTATCACAAAGCAAATTTCTTTAACAAAGTAATGATTAATAAATTTCCTGTGATTGGTTACTGTTACGTTTTTAAATTGTAACTCCGCAATCTGTTTGAAAGCTTCATTAACAAAGTAACCAAAAGCACCCGAATGATTATCGTTACAAATGTTATTAAAATGTATTTCTTTATAACTACCTATTAAGCCATAAAGTATTTTAAGCTTAAATTCTAGTGCATAATCAAAAGCCTCCTCATTAGTCATATTTTGAGGTAGTGCATGACCGCCTCTAGTTGTTTGAGCGTTAAAACCGTCTAGTAAATCCCCTAACTCATCTACATAAAGAATATCACTTTCTTGCTCCTCTAAAGTCTTATCTATTACTATCTGAGCTGTTTTAAATAGTTCTTTCTTATCCCACTCAGCTTTATACATAGTATTGTTATCTATGTCAGTGTCCATTCCTATATGAACATCTGTTATAATAAGCTTATCAAAGTCTTTAAGATTGGTACTTTTGTATGTAACCGTATCATATCCATAAATATCTAAAGGGTTAATATACTTCTCTATGATACTTTTAAAGTCAAAGCTTTCAACAGCCTCCTCTATTGTTTCTTTCTTTGGAGCGTATTGAATCCATTGCTGACCAGTAGTCTTAGATGTGCTTACCTTAATTACCTCAAAGTTATCAGGTACTTCAATCGGTTTACTTTGTAGCTTTTCTGTGCTGGAGATTGTACGACCGTTTTTGTCTAACTTCTTAATAGTTTCTACAAACTTTCTTTTGTTTGGTGTAGTTCTAAGGGTTATTAGTTCTTTGTGTTGTTCTTCTGTTAATCTATGTCTGTTATCTTTTTTTACTTTTAACCCTAAAAACTCAATCTCTGACTTATTTAGTCTAACCCTAACTTTATCTCCCATCTATTAGTTTTGCCCCTAATGTAATAAATTATTTTTGATTTGCGAATTGAGAATAATCAATTTTAATAGTGCAATGTAGTACACTTAAAGTGTTGTTTATAAAGTATTATAGTTTATTTATATGAATTAGTGTAATGTATAGCACTTTTTAATAGTAAACTTATGACATAGCCCTAACTTTTTTACGTCTGTTTGTATTTCTATCAATAGCCATTATTAAAACGTCTACCATATCATCGTGTTTAGCATTAGGAAAGCCTTTAAGCTCATTTAAAAAGTTATCTATATATCTACCGTCTAACATACTTACCCTACCGCTCTCAACAAAAGCGGAGATACTACTTGCTCTACTAATTTTATCCTGAGTTGGTGGTTTATCCTCCATTATATTTAATCCAGTAGACCGTTTAAGCATCTGCACAATACTTTTACCACTTGCTTTAGGCTCTACATATATACGGCTTCTATTACTGTAACCGTTTACTATTGTAAAGTTTTGAATCTCTTTAATTAGCTCAGGGAATTCCATACGAACGGCTCTTACCTCTCTTATGTATAGCTCGTTATTGTGGAAAGCAGCGCATAACATTGCTGTAGCATCATTCTCTTGTTTATTAGTGTATGCGGTATCTAAATAGAAATCCCACTTTAACTGATCTAATTTAAGATTATTAGGTAATTCTTTAATAGTGTTAAACCAATCACCCTTAAAGATACCTCCCTCACTTGGTGATGGTAACTGTGAGTATTGACCACTATAACCATACGAACCTAAACCAATTCTAAAGCCATCTAAGACGTTTTTACTTAATCTTTGTGGAAATAGTAAACCATCAACATAAAGCTCTTGTAATTCAATTGGTTTAACGTTATCAGATAGTTCAGATGGTAAACAGATGTGCTCCCAATTATGCGGTTCTTTCTCTAATAACATTCCTGTCATATCATTCTCGTGTAACCTTTGCATAATTACAATAAAGATACCTTTGTCAGGATTGTTTAATCTACTTCTTAGAGTTTCATTAAAGAATCTATTAGCGTTATCTCTTTCTACTTCTGATCTTGCTAACTGTGGGTTTTGTGGGTCATCTATTACTATTACATCAGCACCCATACCTGTAACCGTTCCACCTGTTGAGGTAGAGTAACGTAAACCTCCGTTAGTAGTTGTATACCTACTTTTGGTATTCTCATCTTTTGATAGTTTAATATCAGGAAAATGCTCTATAAACCAATCAGACTCTATTAGCCTCCTGGACTGAGTAGAAAGCACTATAGATAAACTTGCTGAGTAACTTGAACTAATAAACTGTATTGAGTCTTTTAATATCCAACAGTAAACACTAAAGAAAACATTTACTAATTCACTCTTTAATGTTCTAGGTGGTACATTAATTAAAAGATGTTTATCTCTTTCTCCTCCGTTTACTATTCTCTCTGCCTCTACTTGTAACCTATCACATAGTAATTTAATATGCCAATTAGGTATAAGCTCTTGCCCATTGTGAAGTGTTTTAAAAGCGTCTAAGCTAAAATCATAGAAAGACTTCTTATATAACTCACTCTGTATCTTTGTCAGGTTTAACCCCTTTAATAATTGTTCTAAGTGTTTCTGCATCTAGGTTACTATAATCAAAAGTGGTTTCTACTTTCTTCTCTTCTTTAATTTCTTTTTTATCAGCCCAGCCAAAACGGTTTTTCATATTCATGTACCAACCAGTATAAGAAAAGTCTCTATTGTCTAACTCTGTACGACCTTTTCCTAACCACCAAGCCTCACAATATCTCTTACACTTTTTTATGGTGTTCAAAAAATGCTCATCTCTTTCACTTAAAGCCTTTAAAGTATTCCTACTTATATCTAACTCTACAGCTATTTCTACTATGCTACCTCCTTTCTTTGCTAGGTTAATAATAGACTCCTCCCACTTATCAGGTAAGTCTTTTAATTCTATTCTTGGTCTGCCTTTACCTTTCTTCATATTTATTACTTTTTGAAATATTATCCCTAGCCCATAAGCATTGTAAGTTATCAAATGCCCAAGCTTTTTTAATTTCTTTATCTTTCGTTAAATCAAACAATGATAAAGGCTTAATATGATCTACATGCCATAATCCGTAATTATCTAAAGTCATTCCGTCTTTTAGCTTTGAATTTACACAATTAAAATACTCTTTAGGTGTATATCCAAAATATTCAAATGTCTTTTTACTTTTAGCTTTACCTTTTTGTCTTAAATGATACCCTAAAAGATTTCTTGCTGAAACAGCAAACTTATTAGATTGATATTCTTTTTTACCATCTCTTCTTTCTCGTCGTTTTCTATTTCTCTCTTCTCTTACATCACTATTGTATTCTTTAAAAGATTTCTTAGATAAACTCCTTCCTTTATTTATTAATTCCGAAAACTCCTTTTCTTCTACTAACCATCTATCCCATAAATCATTAGAAAATGACTTTCTCCACTCCCAAAACATTGCTTTTATTTCAACATCACTAGCCCCCTCTTTATACTCTTTTAATACTATATCGTACCAGTCTTTTGGAAAGTCTTTTTTTGACTCTTCAAATTCTGATTTCGGTCTACCTACTTTTTTAGCCATCTTATTTATGATCAGGGTTCTTTTTAAAATACTCATCTTTTACCATACTTACTTCGGTATCATTCAAAAGTAAATATCTATAACCGTCATTCTTTATCTTATTACTAAAGGTAAAAGTATCATCTGATTTAAGAACTTTATACCATTCACTCTTATAATAAAACTTATCACCTACCTTAACTTGATTAACTTTCATAGTAATTTAAATATACTAAAAATATAACAGTATTGTAAAAGAACATTTTCTAAAAAGAAAACGACGCTCAAGCTTTCTTTACAAGGTTGTTGTAAAACATTAAAACGATTTCACAACAACGGGTATAGAAAATAAATTAAACTCGGTTAGTTCTTCTATTGCAGCTTCTATTCCAAGTCTAAACATTTCTTCTTCCGTTTCTCTTCCATTTGTATTTTGTAGGTGCATTGTTTCAATCCATTCTACAAGTTCTTCTTTTGTTTCAAATTTTTTCATTTCAATTCCGTTTAATTTACTTTCCATACCCAAACCGTTAAAAATAACGGGGGAATACTTCATTAACTTAAACCCGTATATCTGTGAAGTCTATTAGATTAGTGCGCAGCTAACCGTATATTTTTAACACAAAGTAATAACAATTAAAAAAGTTATTACTTTAACCGTTATTTTACTAAGTATTGATCTGTTACACTCCTATTAAATTCTCTAACTACTTTTGTAATCTCATCTACTATTTCAATCTCTCCATTTTTAGCTAACTCATCCTCTAAAGGTACTGCTATTCTTTCCAGCTCATGGACAAACTTATTACCGTAATGCTTTAACTGTTTTGAATATAACTTAGTTTCTTTTAAGTCCTCAATATCCTCTAACAATGCAATAGAGTTAGCTAGGAATCTCAATGCTGTAAATCTGTAGTAATCTTTATCTTTTACCATTTTTCGCTCTTTGTTCGTTTACCTTAATTTTATTTTTAATCTCTTGCTCTATATCTATGTTATAATGTTTAGCAAAGTTAAGACATACCATTATAACATCAGCTAACTCTTCTGGTAAGTTGCTATACTGTTTAGGCTTTAAAGCTTCTTTATTTAACTCTTCTACCTCTTCATCTATTTTATCTAAAAACTCAAAAAGAGTAGTAGAGGGGGCTATTAACCCCCGATCTACTATACTTTTATAATTTGCTTCTATTAAGTCTTTCATTAGAATAAAGTTAATACTGAGTTTTTTTCTAAATCAAAAGCTTTATGATTATGTACATTCATATTAAAATAACTGTTTTTTAATTCTATGTTTATACTTTTTCTATTCATTTTTAAAGCTTGGCATCCCTCAGAGCCAACTCCTCCAAAAGGACTAAAACAAACATCTCCAACATTTGACCATAACAAGTAGCAATTTCTTATAACACTTAATTGAGTAGGTGTCATATGTTTTTCATCTTTATTTCCTTTTGCTTTTCTAAAATTAGAAATAACATCAGATTCATTAATATCCATCCATACTGGCTCTGCTAGTTTACACCATAAGTCAAAATCAATATCATTTTTAATTTTAATTTCATTAATTCCAGGCTTTCTAAAAGTTATAACATAATCCGCTAGTCCTGGTCTATTAATTGAACTATCTCTTTTAGTTTGACCATGCATTAATTGTACATTTTTAGTTCTAACTGCTGCAAGTTGAGGATTCTTTCTTATCATTTTTTCAGCATGAAATATAAATCCATTTTCTTGAAATAATCTGATTAATTCTCCTCTAAAGTCTATTATTGATAAAAAGCCATCTTTACCTATTGAAGTAGTGCCTTGCATAATATGCATAGATAATAATCTACCGCTTTTCAAAGTTCTAAACAACTCAGGAACTAAATATCTAAAATGATTATAAAACTCATCACTGCTAGTTACGTTAGATAGATCTCTTGGATCATCAGAATAAGTATATAAATCTTTAAAAGGTGGTGAAAAAAAAGAATAATCTACGCTATTATCTTTTATTTTTTTTATTTCTTCATTACAATCTCCATTAATTAACCAGTAATCTTTTTCTTTTACTTCTTTTTCTTTTACGTTTATTAATTCTACTTCAGATTTGTAATTTGAGTCACTTGAATATTTAGCCATTTCTCTTTGTTTTTCTTTATGTTTTTTTTCTTTTTCTAAAATTGATTTTCTAACATTAAGTTGCGATTCGGGTACTAGTAAATGTACTTTAACTTTTTTAGTTTGACCAAATCTATAACATCTTCTAACAGCTTGATAAAACGCTTCAAACTTAAAATCATAGCTTGTAAATATCATATTATGGCATTGCTGGTAATTCATACCAAAAGATGCTATTGATGTTTTAGTAATTAATCTTTTAAACTCTTCTCTTGCAAAACCATTTAAATTATTAGCTTTTACCTCAGGTTTATCAGATCCTTGAACATTAATACTATCAGTTAAAACTTTGTTTAACTCTTTCGCTTCATCATTTTTTAATGTCCAAATTATAAACTGTTCATTAGGTGTTTTATTAATAATATTAACTGTTTTATTAATTCTTTTATCTAGACTTCTTTTTAAATCTTTATGTAAATCAGTAGCAGAAACTGCAACATCACCAAATAAATTATTGGTAGTATTCTCTACTGGTATTATATGCTCAATATATTCTATTTCGGGCAAGTCATAACCATCATGATTAAAACCTAATGTTTTAGGGTTATCAATTGAAATACTCCATTTACAAGTATATTTCCAAAAATCATCTTTTGCGTGTTTTCTTAATCTCCACTTATCATTACTTTTTATTTTTTGATCTTGAACAAAAAACATAGACTTCATATTGTCATATGTATCAAATCCTAAAAACTCTACGTGCTGACCTAACTCCATGTGATCATTTGGTGATGGTGTAGCTGTACAAGCTAACTTATAAGGAGTCATTTTAAAAGTATCAATAATATATCTTGATAGTTTACCATCTCTACCTTTTAAAATACTTGATTCATCTAAAACTACACCTGAATAAATAGAAGTATCAGTATTTTTAAGCTGTTCATAGTTTGTAATATCAAAGCTATCTAAGTTAATATTAAACTTTACTGCCTCTCTTTTTGTTTGCTCTACTACTGCTAAAGGAGCTAATAATAAAACCTTTTGCCCTGTATAATTAAATACTTCTTCAGCCCAACTTAACTGCATTAGTGTTTTACCTAAACCACAATCAGCAAATACAGCAAACCTACCTTTTTTAAGGGCTGTTTTTACAGTAAACTTTTGAAAGTCAAATAAGCTAGTATTTAATGCTTTTTCTTCTATATCAAATCCACTTGATACATGACTTTTCTCTTTTGTTTTTAAAAATTTTTGATAGTCCATAGTTTATAAATAGTATTGTTTAACTTTTACAAATTCTCCATATTTGTTAGATACATCTAACCATACATCCTTAACCTTAATACCCTCTTTTCTAAGATCGCATATCCTTGACGCTAATCTGTAAATTCCTAGCTCATTCCAAGCCTTTAACGGGTTGATGTTGTTACCCTCTTCTAGGTAGTTTAATAACCTTGTTTTTTGATTCATAATGTTTAATTGTTTTTGTGTGTATGCAAATATAATAATAAAATTCTAATATGAAACACTTTTTTTAATATTTATTTTAAAAAGGGCAGTCATCAATTAACTCACTAGGGTAACCGCTTTGCCTATTTAATGCGCTTAATCTACTGTTTTCTATATTACTTTGAATTGGTTTAATTTCCTGTTGTTTTGATTCCTCCCATATTGGGCTATTATCCTCAAAGCTTTCAAAGTACCTACCGTTTTTAACATTAAATTTTACACTTACAGTATTACCTATATTACCTGATCCTTGATTCTTAAACTTTGCCTTTAGGTTTTTAATTATAACATCTCTTTTATCATCGCTATCATAAACCCTATGCACACATAAACCGTTATGAGCTTGATCTCTAAAATCTCCTGATCCTTTAACATCGTACAAGTCAGGCATAATGTCATTACCATCATCATCTTTACCCATTTTACGAGGGTGAGCGATTAAAAACACGTGTACATTATGAGTT